TGCGAGCCGCATAAAAATCCGCGTTATACGCCTTTGCTGCACCCGTCAGCCATTCCGACTGAATCTCTCGTCCATCGATCGTGGCACCGCTGGTCGCGACGCAGAAAAAATCAGAAATAAGTTTAGACATAGTGTTCAGTAACCTTTTTCTGGCATCTTGGGTAATACGGGTACTGATTGCCACGCCCGTAAATTAGCTGACCGCCTGTACTAAGCAACGACTAAGGCATTGTGCGCGTGGCATCCCGACAATGGCCGCATGATTGAGGCTACCCAAAAACGCGGACTCGCGAGAACGATGTATTTGCACCTAGGCTACCCGCTGACAGAGATCGGCGAGTTGCTACAGGTGCCTTATGCCACGGTGTCCTCATGGAAACGCCGTGGTGAGTGGGATGAGCTACCCGCCTTTAAGCGCTTGGAAGATGCCTACGATGCCCGACTGCGCGTGTTGATTATGAAACCAGACAAATCGGTGGAAGATCTGCGCGAGATTGAGATTTTAGGGCGAGAACAGCGCAAAAACGAACTGCACCTCAAACGGCTGGAAAACTACCAAGGCGGCAAAAAAGACAAGGACTACAACCCAAAACTGGCCAAGCGTGGCCGTAAAACCCACGCAAAAAACAATTACCTGACCAGTGAACAGGTGGCGCAACTGGAACAGGCGTTCCACAAGCGTTTATACCCACACCAACAGACTTGGTATGCGAATATTCATCATCGTATCCGCAATATCATGAAGTCTCGCCAGATCGGTGCCACTGATTACTTTAGCCATGAAGCACTCATCGACGGCATTCTGCACGGTCGGAATAAAAACTTCCTATCCGCCAGCCGCGCACAGGCGTTATTGTTCCGCTCGTATATCGTGGCCTTTGTCTATCGCATCACCGGCGTGGAATTAAAAGGTGGCACCGCAGAACAGGCCATGACCCTCCGCACCGATGAGCACCCCAATACCGAATTCCGCTTTCTCTCCACCAACAGCAACAGCGCACAAGGACCACACGGTGATGTCATCATCGATGAGTACTTTTGGATTCAAAACTTTACCAAGCTGCGCCGCGTGGCATCGGCGATGGCCACCCAAAAGCAATACCGGCTGGTCTACATCTCCACCCCCTCCACAGTCAACCATCAGGCGTACCCGTTCTGGTCAGGGGAAGCCTTTAACAAAGGCCGTAAAAAAGCCGACCACATCACCTTGGATATTTCACACGCTGCCCTCAAAGACGGACGCTTATGCGAGGATAATCAATGGCGGCAAATCGTCACCCTATCCGATGCCTGCGCCCAAGGCTTTGACCTATCCGATGAGGCTATGCTGAAGGCCGAGTATTCTGCCGATGAATACCGCAACCTGTTCGAGTGTGACTTTATCGATGATTCTCAGGCGGTGTTTAAGTTTGAAGCACTCACCAAGTGCATGGTCGATACCTTAGAAATTAACGAAAAAACCGAAGCCAGAAAGCGCTGGCTGGATTGGCAGCCCGATCAAACCCAGCGCCCCTTTGGCAACCTGCCGGTATGGGTGGGATACGACCCCAGCCGAACCACCGACGCTGCTGCCATTGTCATCCTAGCCCCACCATTAAAACCTGGGGGTAAATTCCGTGTGTTAGAACGCCAACGCATCTATGGGGCATCGTTTCGAGCACAGGCAGATATCCTGCAAAATGTCTGTGAACGATACAACGTCACCGAAATGGCAATGGATGTCACCGGCATGGGGCTGGGCGTGTTTGAACTGATTACCCAAGGCGACGAACACAATGACCCTGTCTTTGTACGCTGTAAACCCATTCACTACTCTGCTGAAAGCAAAACCGAGCTGGTCACCAAAGGTGTGGACGTGGTGGAAAGTAGGCGCATTGAGTTCGACTCCTCTGCCACCGACTTGGTCAAATCATTTATGGCCATCTACCGCACCAGTACCGACAACGGCACGGTCACGTATAAAGCCAACCGCGACGCTGACACCGGCCATGCTGATGAAGCCTTTGCCCTACTGCATGCCCTTTCATTCGAGCCATTGAACAATCGTCGCCGCAAAATGACCGTGCGCGTCTCCAACCGTAACAAGAAAAAGCGCACACCTTCTGCGGGTGATGGGTACTACGGGAATAATGACAACATCATTTCTTTTAAGCCGACACTCAAACCTAACCGAGAGACCCCAACCGATGACCAATACCGACTTGCCGCCTAATAACGGCCTCAAAGCCTATGCCATTTTCCCCAACCAGCGCCGTATGAGTTGGTTGAATGGCTCGCGCTGTTACTGGAATGGGCACTATTATGAAACGCCTGTGCCGCGCATGGAGCTGGCTCGCTCACTGGACATCATGCCCCACCATGACTCGGCAATGGAAGCCAAAATCAATGTGCTGATGTCCACCGTTGCGTCAAACAATCCACACATATTGGGCATGGATGCCATCGAACGCATGGCATGGGACTACTTAATTTATGGCGATTACTTTACCGTGGCAAAGCGCAATAAACTGGGTGGGCTGAGCCACTATGAACACCTTCCCAGCCTGCACACTCGCCGTGCTAAATCTCACTTTGTGCTGCTCGATAATGGCTTGATTGATCAAAAATACAAGGTTGAAGATGTGCTGCACTCAATTCGCTACGACGGCAGACAGGATATGTACGGTCGCCCGGGCTATATGGCGGCGCTGCTCTCCATCTTCTTAGGCCAAGCCTCCACCAAGTTTCGTTACCACTACGTGAAAAATCGCAGCAATACCGGCTTTTTGATGTATTTATCCGGACAGGTCGATGAGGAAGTGATTGAAGAGATCGAGGACGCGTTGGCCGGTGGTGAGGATGAACAGTTTGGGAATGTGGTGATTCATGATCCGGCGGCGGGATCGGGCAGCAACTCGGGTGAAAAGATCAAACTGATCCCGATATCCGATAGCAAAAACAAAGATGATTTTGAACAAGTGCAGCAAGTCACACTAGAAACGGTACTGGCAGCGCATCGCTGGCCACCACAGCTTATGGGGATTGTACCGAAAAATGCCAGTGGTTTTGGGAGTGTCACCGATGCGGCACAAGTGGCCTTTGTGAATGAGATTTTGCCGCTGCATCGAAAGCTAGCAGCAATCAACCATCATGCAGGAAGGGAGTTGATTCGGTTTAAGGGGTATGATTTGGGGGTTGGGGATAAGTAGTACCGTTTTCCGTCAGTTGTAATATTTAAGTCCTTTGTACGTATCCACTGGATGGCATTAGTTCTTCTATGGAAGAAGCATCTCTTCTTACAGCCTCTCGCTCTAAAATAAACAATTGATTGATTAATAAGAACTCTCGAATATCATCTTTCAAGTCATGTTTTGGCTCTTGGTGAGCTCTATGATTTCTATATGCCATTGACCTTTCCCCCAAGAATAACACCATGACGGGATTGCAATGGCCCAATCGCTGCTGTTAGTGTATCAATGTCACCCTGAAGACTCTAATTGATCGCCACCAGCTCACGAATAATCTGCTTCGCATCATCAAGTGACGTAAGGTTGTCAGCAATCTCAGTAAGCTTCATTGCATATAAAATTCACAGCAAATAATGAATAAAAACTTACCATGATCAATGTGGAAGCACCAGCATTAGGCATGAACGCGTACGTCTGTACAGGTAGCAAAATTTATATGTTATGAGGTGAATCTATCTATGATCTTTACTTTACTACTTTCAATCATTCTTTCAATATCTGAATCTGAGAAGCCGAAAATATGAAGATACTCCTTCTTCTCAGCTACCGAGAGTCCTTTACTCTCCAAGTAATGTACAATATTTTTATTTCTTTTATAGTTTTTCATACTAGGTACTTTGAAATTAACTTCATGCTCTAGGGTACGAACTTTATTTGTAAGGTTACGAGTATTACTCAATATTTCGGATAGAATATCTTGTTCAGACCTAGGTGGAATTTCCTCTTCAGGTTCATTATTACCGAGTGCAGCTTTAAAAGCTTCTTCAAATTGTGGCCAGTATGTATCAAAAACTTGATGTAAAATTCTTTCATCTAAGGACTTATCACCCAAGCAATCGTTTATTGTGCGTGTAAGCTCCCATACACTGTTTCTATCAGGGGTTGTATGATTAAATTGCCCAAGAGGATCTTGTAAGTCTGCTGGCTATAAATCGATCAAGAAAGTACAAACTCTATTAGTGGTTAGCCCTTTAGCTAGTGCCCCTGTTTCAAATAATATCCAAGGCTTATTTTTATTTTCTTGCGTAAGGCATACGATACCAACCGATACATCTTTCAATTTGTCACTTATTTCAGAAAACCATATTGCACCACGATCAATATCCCTCGTAGATATCCAAGGTTGTGAAGCCTGAATTACGCACTTAAGCCAATCACTCATTAACTCTGCAACTGCCTGACTTCGTTTGCCAGACCAGCTTACAAATATTTTCATTTTTTATGTCCAACTGTATAACTGGAGGAAAAACAGGCGATCAAAATTAGCCACAGAATAAAAAATATAATTCTTATTCCTCCTAATTACCTGATAAATTAACCCCAAATTCGCAAGAAAATTTTTCTTTAATCTTCTTTATCAAATCTTGTCCTTTCGCTAATTTATCTCCTCCTCCCAACTCAGTATATAAACTTAATACTGAATCAAAGGATAGTAACAATAAATTTTTGGTAATATCTTTTGGTTCTACTTGGGAAAGGGTTCTAAAAGATGGGAATTTACTATTAGTTAATTTAGCCGCTACTGAGTATACAATATAAAATTTTATATTATTTTTATCCGAGGTAGTTAATGAATCTTGGGATTTAAGAAAATTCTCTACTTTTTTACCAAGCAAAGCTGCAATATAATAAGATTTAACATCATTATTTTTATTATATAGTTTTTCATATGAGATATTATCTTCTAATAAGGTTGAAGGTCTAGCACGTGCAAAGTCAGGCTTTTGCATTGTAATTGCCATTACACATTGAGCTAGAAACGGAAGACTTACAATATCAGCAGGTTTTTTACCTTCATTTTTATAGAAATTTTTTCGTCTGTCATAAAAAAGTCCTCTTGGTTTGAAATAGTCTTCAATATCACGATGAATAGAGTCTGTAGCTCTCAAAGAAGCTTTGGGAATAGGTGTCTGGCTATTTGTTGCCCTAATTATTTTATCTCTACTCTCTTCGTTTTCAGGAACAATAATACGGACTAATAAGCTCCTATTATCACAATGGGCACTTTCACTAGCAAAGAACCTATATAGCTCTGTTGATGTTTGAAGCCCGTTCACTATTTCTGGATTATGGATAATTAACTCCTTTCCTCCTGGTGCTGAAACATCATCAGCCAATATAGTTACTCCATTATTCAACCACCAAAAATCTTCTTTTGCTTTTGTAGTTTCTAGTGTTGATTTAATATCTAAATTAACATTACTTTTTCCTTGATAATCTCTAACATTCGCTTCAAATATATTACGTATTATTTCTCCATCATCATCTGTAATAAACTTATTGAAATCACTAAGTCTCACTAATGAAATAAACACCTTACCTTGTGAAGACAAAGGTGTTTCAGCCAACTTAAGAGTAAATACTTTATTTTCTTTTTTTCTATATATTTCTAATAGTTCTGTTGCACCAATCGTCTCAAATTTTACTTCTGACTCGGTAAGAATCTCTGACACATCTAATACTAACTCATCTATTTGAGATTTAACATTTGGGTGAACATCAATGCCTTTTGATGTATAAAAGTATTTAATTTGTAACTTAGGTTTTTTAGTAACTAGCTGAAGGTATGTTTTCTTAAATAATTGAAATTTCGATAAAACAGTATCATTATACCGATTTTTAAAATTTTCAGCTTCAAATTCTAAGTCAAGTAAATTTTTACTCAACCTTGCTAACTTCAAAACTGCACTTTCCCCAAAGGACCTTTCATTTTTACTTTGAATAATTATCAACTCAATAATTGCATGACGTTTGTAATTATCTTCAATTTCACTGTCTTCATTTATTAAGTCGTCGTTAACAAATAGATATATCGAATCTGCACCACCATCTAAAGATGATCCACAAATACCATCTTCAATTTCATCGTAGCTAAGGTCATAATTTCTCAATAGTTGAGAAGAGCTATAAAACTCAAAAAAATCATCCTCTGACTTATAATCAAAATAATTTTTATGCTCTTCTTTAATTATTTGATTAATTAATATTTGGTCGTTATTAGACATATAGCTCGCCCATCTATCCTTTGAATTATAACAGTATGCTCCACAAGAACTATGTTCCTCGAGTTATACAGAGCCCATATTCCCTAATATACATAGCCTTTAAAAACCCTCTTATCTTTTTGAATATAGCGACAACTTCTAAGATTGATTAAAAACCTACCAGAAATATATAGAACACACCACCCAGAGGGTGGTCATCCTACTTGATGAATTATAAGACAGTCAATTGTTTGTTAATATTTCATTCAGGCGTAAACTTCGGGTCTAACAAACTCTAACACCCCCACTGTCCCTGCCTGATCACTACTCGATAGTGCAATACTTGCCAGCAAAAACTGACCCTCAATATCTAAGCTTGGGCATTTCAAATTCACCAATAAATTCGGCTGCCAGACTTTGCCCTTGGCATATTCCCAGCCCTGTACAACGAGGTTGACTCGGATGGCCTGTGCCTGTCGCAGTTTCATTTCATAGTCGGCTCGGTGTTGGTTGCTGCGGTGTTCATTGGATTTTTCAGCACGCACGATAAGCACTCGCCCTGCTCGGATGCTGGGGTCAATCGCGGTGGCTTGGTTGCGGTGTCGGCTGCCTGCTTGGGATTTGCTGATGTAATGGTGGTACAGGTTATCGTCGTTATGATCCGCGCTACCACTGAGGATATTGATTCCCTCTTCCAAGGTCACACCACTATCAATGGGACTGGGTCGGTTGATGTGTAAGATGCCATCGCCAAGGGTGTAAATCAGCAAGCCACGTTGCTTGGCATGAGATTCCAAGCACTGAAACACGGTTTCACCATCATTCACGGCAAATTTTTCAAACTTGGCGCCCGCTTCAGGGCAGTGCACCGTCATACCAAATGGAGCACATAGGATGTCGGCGGCTTCTTTGATCGTGACGTTGTGCAGCTCTTGGTTGGGAATAATGGCACTGGCATCGACCAGATCGCCGGTGATGTCCCTACCAGAGAGTTTAATACGGTGAGTGTTGTGACCAAATGAGGGTTTTCGCCGTCCCACAAAGCCATTAATCACCGGCGTATCCCCAATCAAGATGCGGCAGCGAGCGCCTTTGGCAATGGGTTGTGTGTGAAGGTCGGTGGCTCGTTCATCGCTGACGGTCAGCTCAAAGGTATTCGCGGCTTGTTCCAAGGATTGACGGATGGTGACAGTTTCCCAGCCTTGATAAGTCGCCCCTTCGGTTTGTAGGCGAACGGCAATGTCGCGGTAATGCGCCATGATATTACTCCGTGGTTAAGTATTCGAGCGTGCCGCTGCAAAATCCTGAGTGTTCACATTGGTTTTGTTTGATCAGTTCACCGGCTCGCTCAGCATCTTGGAATAAGCGGTGGGCGATCACGACCGCTGGCAGTTCATGGGGGATGTGTACATGCTTGATCACCGGCAGGATCATTTGTTGTTGCTGGATGGCATGGGCGATTTTCACCCGTAGGTCATTCCATGCGGAAAGCTCCACCACGGTATACGCCTCACGCAGCGGTTCATATTCCACCACGCCGGTAATCAAATCATTCATCAGTTGCTTGGCGTATTGCGCCTGTTGGTAGCTATTGAAGGGCTGTAAGGCGACACGCACACAAGTTTGAGCGGCCTGTTGTTGCAGTGCCAGTAACAGAACATGCGGTGGCTCGACGGTTTGGTTTAAGGCATCAATCAGGCGGCTTTGTGTGTCTTTAGCCTGCTCCAGTAGGCTGATTAAGTCGCCGCTATAAACGCGGGCCGTGTGTGTCCAGTCGCTGGGGAGGTCGGGCAAGATCTGGCTTATTTGGGTGGTGATGTAGTTGCTGATTTGGGCTGCGCTGGCGTTGCCGAGTGGTGTGGTCATAGGGTGTTCACCGTCTTGAGTTGTTCGGTGATTTCAAAGTCTGCGGAGCTGCGCTCAGTACGCATGGTGCTGAGGTTAATAGCAAACTGGGCATTGATGTGTTGGTTTAGCACGGCAAGGCCAGCCACTAGCTCACTATTGGCATGGCTTTCAGTGGTGGGGTATCGCTTGGTACCGGCTTGAATGAGTTTTAGGTTAAAACGTGCAATGCCGCCTTGTGCGGTGGTGTCGGTACGTTGCCAGCTTAACAGTTGTACTTGTTGTGTACCGGACAGTGGCAGTATCAATTCGCCCTGCCCTTTTTTGTCGAGCTGCTGCTCAAAGGCAGTGGCTTGTTGGTCATAGTCTCGCCCAATGAAGTAGGCGTGTATCGTGAATTCATTGGCTTTAAGGCCCATGTCTTCGGCATGTGGTGCATCGGCAAACGGGTACTCATGCACGGCAATCCGACGCCCTCCCACGCGGCTGATTTGTTCGTAATGAAAGGCCATGCCTCGAAACCGAGCAATCTGTAAGCGGTCGATCCAACTCATGCGCTAAAGACTCCGATGGGGCCGGTATTGACATTGATGTCCATGCCATCGGACTCCATGTGTTTGACGCGGGTGGGCATGGGGCTATCGATATGAATGTCGATGCGGCCTGTACTGTGTGTTTGGGTGTTAATAGCTTGTTGCTGTGCTTGTTCTGCGCGTATTGCAGGGATGGTGTGCTGTGGCTGTTGCAGTGGAATGACGGTGCCGGAGGCATTGGGCATGAGGAAGGTTTTACCGCCCATGTTCAGCAGCTCTGGGCCAACCTCATTGACCTCATAGAATTTATTGGCCGTGACAGAACCACCCGTGGCACGACCACCACCAAATAAGTGGCTCCAAAAGCTGCCGCCCTCGTTGCTGGTTTGCGTGTTTTCTGTGTTGGGGTCAGTGGCACCCATACTGGTATCGGTGGTAATTTGGGCGCCGATATCCGCAAATTCGCTGATATCCACATCAAACCGTGTGGTGTCGTGAGTCAGATTCAGGCCAATGGACTCCATGCCTTGCTTGACCCAATCTAAGGCACTTCTGACCCAGTCCATCTTTGCTTTGACCCAATCCATAATCCCACCAAATGCGGCTTTGAAGGATAAGCCTTCATTGGTAATACGATCATAAACTGCCCCAATTAACCCACCAAAGGGCAATACACGACTTAAGGCATCGACGGTAATGTCTATTATTTCCGGCATTTCAAAGGCGAAGAAGTCATGTACACGCGGGAAGCTGCCTTCTAGCCAGTCCATAATCTCTTCCCAGAAGTACCATGCACCACCCAACGCGACCAGCCCACCCACGACTAATGCAATGGGGCTAAGCATGAGGGCAATCGCTCCCCCCAGCCCCAGCACACCAATTTTTGCCAACCCAACCACAGCGCCGAGTGTGGCAACACCGGCGACGACACCGCTCACCCCCAAGGCTAGGTGAATCAGTTTATTGGCCAATTCGGGGTTCACATCAATCCAGCCTGTTAGCTCTTCTACTAGCTCCGTCACGTCCTTAATCAACGGGTCAATCTCTGGCTTCAGCACCTTCCCCACGGAGATGGCCAGCCCTTCAAGGCGACTGGATAAGCCTTTGATCAGCCCTTGGGTGTTGTCTCCCATAATTTTGGCAATGCGGGAGGCTTCGCCGTCGGCCTCTTTGAGAATATCAATAAACTTGGTAATCCCCTTTGCACCTTCCTCAGCCACCAGTGTGGCCATCGCAGAACCCGCTTCCATACCGGCAATTGCTTTAAAGTGCCCCATGCGTGTGGCGGTGCCCATTTTCTCGGATTTCTTGGCAAGTTCGCCTAAGATCGTGGACATTGAACGCATATTCCCTGCGCTGTCTTTGGTTTTGATGCCAAGCTTTTTTAGGGATTTTTCGGCATCTTTGGGCGGTGAGGCCATGCGGTTATACAACCCACGCAGTGCGGTGCCAGCCTCTGAGCCTTGAATACCCACATTTCCCAGCAGTCCGGCCATTGCGGCGGTTTCTTCTAACGAAATTTTTAGTTCTGCGGCCACAGGGGCTGCATATTTCATGGATTCACCCAACATTCGCAGATCGACATTGGATCGAGTGAAGGTGGCGGCAAGTACATCACCCACACGACCCATTTGATCCGCTTGCAGACGAAACCCTGACAGGATATTACTGCCAATGTCAGCGGTGGTGGCTAACTCGACTCCTGCGGCTTTGGATAAATCCAGTATGCCAGGAATTGCGGTGAGCACTTTTTTGGCGTCAAATCCGGCCATCGCTAAGAAGCCTTGCGCCTCTGCCACCTGTGTGGCAGAAAAAGACGTGCTCCGCCCTAGGCTTAGGGCTTGCTTTTCCAAGTCATTGAATAAGGTTAAGTGATCCGACTGTTTTAAATCCAAGCGGGTTAAGGCTTGGACTTTATCCATCGACACTTCAAAGTCTAAGGCGGGGGCTAAGGTGGTTTTGAGACTCATGCCCATGCCCACCACACCCACGACACTGGAGACAATGCCGGTCATTTCGCTACGGATGGTTTTGAGGTCGCCGCCCACTTTTTTGAAGATATTCCAACGGCCTTTTTGTTGAGCCAGCTGCTGAGTGGTGGTTTGAATGGTTTGGTTGAGCCGGCGCTTTTCACTGACTAAGTCTGCGGTATTGACACCGGCTTGTTGTAGGTTGCTACCAGTCGTTTTGAGTTGCTGGTTATAGTCTGCTTGTTTGGCTTCCAGCTTTTCTAGTGCAAGGGTGGCTTTGTCGATTTGCGCTTGCTTGCGTTTCATTTGAGCGGCTGAAAGACCGTCCAATTCGGCTATTTCATGGTTAAGGTTGTTGATATAGTCGCGCTGATTATCAACCTCTTTACCAACTGCCTTAAGACTTTGCTGTAGTTGTTGGTAACTTTTAATATCTGAGCTGGCTTTACGTAGTGCATCAATTTGGTTGCGGGTCACGCCCACAGAACGGCCTAAGCCGTTGAACTCTCCCATGATGCCTTTGACCATGTCAGTAACACCGTCCAGTAGGTCGATTTTTATCCCGTACTCAATCATGGTTTAGGTAGCCGCTCTATTGCTTGTTGTTGCCAGTATTCAAGCTCAGCGAATGTCATCTCTGACAGTTCGCTGTAGCTCCAGTGAAAGACGGTGGCGATATCGGCCATTAACGGGCGTGGGTCTGCTCTCTGTTTTTTTTAATGATGGCAATACCGGCCTGAATATCGGATTCATCTAGTTCATCGATAATGTCTTCATCCAAGCCACTGAGTGAGGACAACAGCCCTAACCCCTGCTCTAACTCGGTTTGTGCATCGCTGATACTGCGTAGGTGTTTACCTTTGATGCGCTTATCCAGTTGAATCTCAGTGATGGTGGTTTTATCCCCCAGCTCAATGGGGAATGCGAGTGTTAAGGTTTCTTTGTGGCTCATCTCAGTTCAATCTCTCTGATTCATTGGCAATAAATTTGACGGGGAATTTTCCATCGTCCCCCAGCTCTGGCTGCTCTTCACACCATGCATTGGGCATGACGTGTGTCACGCCATTGGTGGTTTTAATGGTGATAATGACATTCTCCATCGCACCAAGGGCTTGGGTGTCCAGTGTCTTTTTGGCGGTGAGGGATAACGACAGCTCTGCCGGTGTATGGCTTTGGGTAAAGCCACCATAGCTGGGTTGGCTGCCTGCGACATGGTCACGCTTCTTGCCAGAGGGTTTGAAGGTATTTCCCCCATCAGCCAGCGGTAATGTCCCAAACCCCGCAATGGAGACGGTGCAAACTTTTTGTAAATGGTTAGACATAACCTGTCTCCTTATCGGGTGATGAACTGGGTTTGTCCGGCAAAGACACGGAACTGACCAATGATGGTGGGCACATCAATGTAATTGACACGATCGTGGTTGCTTGGATCAATCTCTAAAATGAGGTTGTCTCGGTAGGTTTCTTTATCCTGCATCCAACCCAGCTCACGCATAAATAGCGCCACGTAGGTGGCATAGATAAAGGCTTTTAGCTCATCGACATCCACCACGCGTTGGCCAGCAGCATAATCGGCGGCGTTTTTGGCCAGCTTGTAGCCTGCGCTGATAAAGGTTTTGTTCACTTCATAATTGAGGCGACGACGGAAGCGTTTGAGGATTTCAGGGACTTGAATGTCACGATAAGCGGTGTCGCGATCCCCTGCGGCATTGAACTGGTAGGTGGTTACCAGATACCGGATGTACACATCACTACCGACCACAGACCATGCACTGAGTCCTGCGTGTAGGCATTCGTTGGTTTCACGGCCATTGTAGATTTTACTCGGTGGTACTAATGATGGGACTTGCACGTCTGTCAGCGGTGCCGCAGGGTCATTGTGCAAGCGATCTGCCGCAATACTGACAAAGGCAGCCGCCCAGAGTGACAGTGGGTCATTCGGTGCTTGTACAGGAATCACGGTGATATGGGAGCTGTTTAACTCTGTGGTGAGTGCTTTTGCCTCTGCAAAGCTTGCATCAATTACGGTGAAGATATGCGAACGATTGGCTTGCATGGCATGAAACCGGCGAGTGCACTCATCACGCAAGGCGGTCAGGACATCTTTTTCAGCATAGGGACAGGCAATAAAATCATATTGGTCATCAGCCATGCTCTCAATCAGTGGCGAGATATCCAGCGGGGTGACGCTGCTCTCGTCTTCTACTGCTACCGCATGAATTTCACAGCCATAATTATGCGTCAGCGCGTACTGGCACATGTGGTGTAAGGGGCTGTCTTTACCAAAGTGTTGAATGGCCAAGGTCTCGGATTGAATCGGGTGAATGGCATTCAAAGCGGCAGACGCTGCTGAGTGTTTCTCTCCCACCAATAAAATAATGGACGGCGCACTGAGTGTACCGGCACGGCTGGCATCAAATTCGATATAGCCACCGGACACCAGTAGATCACTGGGGATCTCGTTAAAAGATATAGTCATGAGGTGTGTTCCAAGTTTAGGTTAAGTGCCCGATCTGATTGGCCCTGCTTTTTACAGGTCAGCTGAAACGCTAACCAATCAAGGTTATTGGCATGGTGTTGGGTGGTGATTTCGATCTGGTCAAGGTGCCCATCATCGAGGAGCCATTGCACCGCTTCTTTGATGTATTGCTCTCCCCTGAGTCGGTTGTCATGGGTAGGTTTTGCGCCCATCAATGTCCAGAGCTTGCACGCAGCCACTGGCCGGTCGTCTTGGTAGCGATCTCCCCACCAACCACGCTGCCCATCCACCCACGCATCACTGTACACACTGAGTGTAATCGCGCTGTTCAGTGAGTGATCCGTTTGCAGATCATTGCCCGTGTAGGCCAAATCAAACTCCGCAATGCCCGTCATGTGTAGCAAGAGATCAAAGCCACCAAGGTCATCGTTCTCTGGCTTGACTGACTGTGTGCCTAGGCTATACAGCTCGATCTCAGGTAGGTCCACCACATACGGGGTGGGCTGTGATACATCAATCTGGGATTCAAGGTAATAATCCACTTCAAAGGTATGGCCGGTGTAATCGCCTTCAAAGGTAATCTGTTGCTGGTGCAGCGTGATATCTGTTTGACTCAGTATTTGCCCGTTAAAGATGACCCGCACGGGCATTCCCGCTGCGGGTCTCTCATCAAGGGTCAACGTGGTAACACCCTCCTCAACATCAGGAGGGGTTACTTGACTGCGAGGCTGATACACCGTGGTACTCACGTATTAGGCGACCGGATAAAAGATAATATCAAGCGTATCAAAGCTATCGGGTGCTTCAACTAAGTGCACAAGGTGCGCATCACTGCCATCGACGGTGTAATCTTTATTCTGCTCAATGCCCACCCCGTTGTACTGCACTTCATAATGCGCATGGGTGTCCACTGTAGCAGGCAGCGTGAATGCCTTGTTAGACCCGTCTTTGGTGCCGCTTAGGTTGGCCCGCACACGTTCACGCCCTCCTTGCCCAGCCGTACCGGCTTGCGCAATGATTTCATCCAGCATCCGCCCTGTGTAGTAATAGCCTTCAATCCAAATACTATTGCTCTGTGCGGTGCCTGCTTCATTTGGGCGTCCCCCATCCACAAATCGAGCCAAACCAGCTCGGGCAGTAAACACGGGACTGGAGTTATCCAGTGGTGGGATCTCGGTATCCCCATTGGTGCCACCAAACAGCTTGACCCCAAAGAACGGTCGATCCGCCGTTGATAACCAACGACTCATCATCTGCTCAAGGTCATAGGCGCCAGACGACCAACCCGACTGCCACGGATCAACAGCAAACCAAGACTCACGACCAGGTACTGAGTTATCCAGCGTCAAGGCCATGCGCACCCGCTTGACCAGCCCACTGTCATCGGTTTCCCCAAAGGCCAGTGCTGGCAGGGTTTCGGGTAATGCTTCACCGAACTGTTTATCCGGTGTCACGTGTGGCGATAGGGGCATGCCCTCTTCGTAAAACTCTTTACCACCGGAGGTATTGGTTTTTGCGTTGCCTAACTCCCACGGGGAGTTAATTTTGACGTGTTCAGAAATAGCCATAATTCACTGCCTTACCAGTTATTGGTGATTGCTTTAACCACGCGGCTACCATTGCGTAAGGTGACGCGAAGGTATAAGCGATAGTTAGAGCCGAAAGAGGAGTTGGTGCCAAAGGTAGCATTAAGCGTGGCATTGCCTGCACTGTAGATAATCGAACCGACCATACAGCCTTCACCATCACCTGTACCAAGAGAGCCACCAAAGGGCTTGGCACAGTCCCACCAACCACCGACATTCGGTAGCTTAATCTCAACATTGACATCCCCCTCACCCACTGGGCTAATGCCACCTGTTGTTCCGTGTAGCAC